CGCCATGTCTACTATGTTGCCAGTTCTGTCATAGACAGATACTTTACCGTCATCTTCTTCAAAGAACGTAAAATCAAAATTTGCAAACGCACTTGGGGGATTTACTGTTGGTGTTAGTTGCTGCTCATCGTAAAGGCTTACGTCCGTATCCCAGCCGGCCCATGCTAGATCTCCTGATACGGCTACACGTTTATACCCTTCTACCTCGCCGCAATAGTTTAGTACAGGTTCAGTTTTGTAAATGATAGGTTGTGTGGAGAGCGGATCTGTCCTGTTTAAGACCGCATCAACGTCCCCTGTAATCATGGAGTCTATAGGGTTCTTGTATTCGATACCGTTCCTGTCTTTTACAGTCAATCCATCACTTGCAGATGCTGCTCTCTGAATGCTTCTAGCAGTATTCTGCTTCTTATTAATACCAAAAGGATCCTGCAGGTTCTTGCTTAGTCTATCCAGTTCCGCATTTAAACGTCTTGTTTGTGATTGTATGTTTCTTTCAAATGCAGTTATTGTTCTCTTTAGACCAGCGGGGTCGTTCTTAAATGCATCTATGGCTCGTTTGAGGTTAGCAAGATCACCCGTCATACTGTTCCAGTTTACACCGAAACCATTAGGGCCTCCACCAAAACACATCTTAGGATTGCTGGCCTTTGCCAATGCGTTTAGAATACTGTTTGCTTGTCCGAATAAATTCTGATTTAGTTGTCCTAGTACATCTGGGATTTTGGGTGGAGTAATAGGACTTGGGCACAAACCACCAAGACTAAACACGGTTCCTATAGAACCCAATGCCTGGTTAACTTTGTTGAGTATGTTGTCGTATCCGCTAGCCGCTCTGAGTCCGGCAACTGCGCCTTTTAGGTCCTGCAAGCCCTGTTTTAAAGAACCCAGCGCATCTATACCAGCAGTGTCTTTGATCAAGTCATTAATAGACAACTCAATACAGAACAACCTACCGTTCCATAGGTCTTTTAATCTGCCTGCCAATAGCATACAGATTAGTTCTTTTTCGTTTTTTGGTAAACGTGGATTCGTTGTTATTTTGAACGGACTTGACATTCAAATATTTAGCAATTAAATATTCGCTTGGCTGTCAGTATTGGCTTCGCCTTCCACCCCCGTTCCGGGTGCTCCATCATTAACAAATACGTTGTTCTGGTTAATAACAACAGTACGAGCTTCACAGATCCTTAGATCATCGTGTCTGTGTACAGGAATATTGTAAGCAAAAACGTTTGGGCTACCCTGGGCTGTGTACGGATCACAGTGATCGGGTGCTGGGCACCAATCGTCTGCTTCCGCATGGTCGGGAGAGTTTACAATGACGGGGATATTCCAAACAAAAACAGTTTGGGGATTGGTTGCTATTAGTGCACCATCGCCATCAGTATTAGGATCACCTTGTACAGCCCAGAGTGGCATGATTAACTCACAATTAGACTGGAATTTCTAACTGGTTGAATTCCGGTCGTGTTAGTCAGGTATGCGTCTGCAACCTGTTGGTTCGTATCAACCATACACATGATGTTTGCAGTCCTGAAAAGGAATTCACCGCCTGGATCTGCTGTCATCATGAAAGGAACCATAGCAAGACCTTGATGGCTTGCTGCTAGGATAACGGGTTGGCTCAGTGTGATACCTTCCGCGTTTTGTCCTACTATTTTGCCGACAACCTCGTCGCCGCTTGTTAGTTTAAGACTAACTGTCTGTCCAATTTTATTTTCTTTAAGCATTTTGATTCTTTAGCCAAGCCACTAGATCAGTGTAGCCGCCAATGGCCTGATCATCAATAAAGATTTGTGGTACTGTGCGTGGCGGTGTACCCAATCTACCTGTTAGTTCTTCTAACAATGTCTCTCTTGTTTCTGCGCTAATGTAGTGCTCAGTGAATTCCCATCCCTTGCTCTTCATTAGATTCTTAGCCTGAACGCAATACGGGCAGGCATCCTTAGTGTAAATTTCGACCTTCATTATTTTCCCTATCTAAATCTTCTTTTATTTTAACGCAATCATCGTAGTGATTGCATTTCCAAGTCTTTACTCTTATCGTTGCAAAATTCTCATGGCAATAGCCTTCGTAGTTAGTGCCTTCTAGAGGACACCAGTGCATTTTTACTTCTTCGCTATTTTCCATAAGTCCTCACATAGCAGGCAGTGCATCATAATCCAGGCTGTCACTCATGACGCCGATAACATAGTTTGTACTTTCGTTCTCCTGCAATGCAGTCTGTTTCTTACTTGTGTCACTATGTTTATTAAACCACGGTATAGGTGTTGTCTTAGGTGCAGGCTGTGTATACTTGATACCAATATCTTTAAGTGCATGCAGAGCAGTATAGTCAACAAAGTCCTTAAGGATCTGTGCATTTAGACCGATAACAGGACCCTTCTTAAACAGGTAGTCAGCCCATTCCTTTTCTTCACGGATCACATCCAGGTATAGCTGATAAACCTCTGCTTCGCATTCTGCTTTAATTGCTGCAAAACGGCTGTCTTCTTTGACCACTTGGTTGATCAGGAAGGCAGTCCAGCCTTTGTGTAGCAGTTCGTCTTGTAAAATCAGACTGATAATGTTTCCATTACCAATAAAGATCTTGTTCTCTACCATTGCTAGACTTGTAGCAAAGCTAACCATAAAGCGGAAGGCTTCCAAGGCATAGCTGGCATGTAGTGCCATGTAGATTGCTTTGATATAATCTCGCTCTACGACTTCACCACCTACTTCCTTAAGGCAGTTTATTTTATGTAGCGCATCGTAATAATTACCCACGCTGCTGGCCATGTCCACAATCTCTTTGGTATCATGGATCGTATTGAATACTTCCTTGGGCACGTTGTAGATGTTACGAATGATATGGCTGTAACTACGACTGTGAATGTTAGTTTCAAAGAATGTCCAGTTGTAGACCAATGCCTCTAGTTCTGGTAGGCTGACAACAGGCGTGAAGATTTGGCTTGGCCCGCGTCCTTGCAAGCTATCCAGTGCTGTCTGTCGCAGTAGGTTACTTGTAAAGATGTGCTTGATTGCTTCGCTAGCATCCTTAAAGTCCTGACTGTCTTTGGTTAGACTGATTTCCTCTGGCACCCAGAAGAAGCCACGAGCTGTCTTTTCAAAGTCAGCGATTTTCTGATATTTGACTTCCTCAAATCGCTGAATCGTCACTGGACCCTTAGGGTCCAGGAACATCTTGCGATGCAGATAGTCCGTTGGTGTTGATAAATTGTATTGTTCTTTACTCATAGTTTACATGCTTCGCAATCTGCGTCGTCTTCCATAGAATTAAAGTTTAAACTAATCACGTTGCTGGTGTCAACAGGAGTTTCCTCCTGAACTTTGGAACCTTGCTTATTGATTAGACTGTAATAGAATGTCTTGATACCCCACAATTGGCTCTGCATCAAATTCTTAGCAATCAATGTGGTTGGCACTTTTCTGCCTGGGAAATGTGCAGGGTTATAGAATGTGTTTGTACTGATACTTTGATCAACATATGCTTGTAAGACTGCTGCTGTCTTTAGATACGCATCACAATCCTTCTGTTCCCACATTAGCTGATATTTGTTCTTCAACTTATGGTACTCAGGAACAACCTGTGTAAATGATCCTGCTTTACTTTCTTTTGTGCTGATCAGACTCATTGGCATTTCAATGCCGTTGGTGCTGTTAATGACAACACTGCTAGACTCAACAGGAGCGATAGCCATATTTGTTGCATTACGCACACCATATTGCTTCATTTGTTCGCGTAGAGGTTCCCAGTCAAGTTCAGGTGTAAAGTTAGTCAACTCATTGACACCTTCTGCGCGACGTTCCCAAGGAAAGACGCCCTGACCATAGAATGTCTTATCGCTGTGTAGGCACTTGCCACGTTCCTTGGCTAGTTCAACGCTGGCTTCGGTTAGGTAATATGCTTGGTGTTCCATCCAGCTCTTAACTTCGGCGAGAGCATCCTTCTCACCATACTTCATACCACGCTTGGCGTGCCAGTATGCTAGGTTAGTAACACCGATACCTAATGGACGAATCTCATCATTGGATAGTTTACTCTGAATGCTCAGGAAGTCTTGATAGTCAAGAATGTTATTGAGACTGCGATGTAGGATGCGGCAAGCACGGCGCATGTCTTCTGGATTACGGAATGCGCCCCAGTTGATACTACCTAATGTGCAAAGCGCAATGCGACCTTCCTCGTCATCAAGGCGTTTGAACGCCTTTGTTGGCAACAGGATTTCACAGCATAGGTTACTCTGATAGATTGTGTGGTATTCTGGATCAAAGGGGCCCTGGTTCATGACATTGTCAATGAACACTAGATAGATACGTCCAGTGTCGGTTCGTTCCTTGAGAATACCACCTTTGAAAACTTCCTCCGCAGCCATCGTCTTCTTACGGAGGCCGGGCGTCTTTTCATATTTGATATAAAGTTCTTCAAACAGTTTGGTATCTTTGTAAAATGCTTCATAGAGGTCAGGTACTTCATTGGGATCAAAGAATGTTATGTTCTCTTTGTTTTTAAATCTTCTCCAGAAGAAAGCACTAAGCACAACCCCATAATCCATATGACGGACTCGGGTTTCTTCTGTTCCTTGGTTGTTCTTAAGAACAATAAGATCATCAAACTGATGATGCCAAATGGGATAAAATACAGTAGCACTGGCATTACGAATTCCTCCCTGACTGCAACTACGTAGGTCACCAAACCACTTCTTCAAGAAGGGAATCATACCCGTGTGCATAATCTCGCCACCGCGAATAGGCGATCCCAGTGGACGTAGACGACCTATCTCTAGACCAATGCCAGCACGTTTGCTAGCATACTTGGCCATCATTTCGCCACTAGCAAAAATGGAGTCAAGATCATCATCACTGCGAATGAGTACACAACTACTGAACTGCTTAGTGGGAGTACCAAGCCCAGCAAGAACAGGAGTAGCGAGAGTAAATAGACCGTCAGAAGCTGCATTGTAGTATTCCTTAATGTAACGCATACGGGCAGCATTAGGTTCTTCCTTATGCATTACTGTGGCTGCTGCCACCATGTATCGTATTTGTGGTGTTTCGTAAATTTCTTTAGTGGCACGATTGCGAACAAGGTATTTTTCAATCAGCTGTTCGATAGCTGCATAACTATACTGCTCGTCCTTGGTGTGATCGAGCATATCATTCATCTTGTTCCAGTCCTCCTCACTGTACCAGTCTAGTAGCTCTGAGGTATATAAACCAACTGCTACATTCTTCTTAACGATGTCGTAGATGTGTGGCACTTGATAGTCGCCATAGACATCCTTACGCAACATGCTTAGTCGTTGCTTGCCGGCAACGTACTGATAATTTGTGTGTCCAATCTCAGGGTTTGCTTCAACGTCGATTAGGTCAACAATCGCCCTAAGTGTGATGTCATCAATTTCTCTTGTTGTAATACCATCATAGAAATGCGGCTGTGCCTTGATCTCTATCATGCTTTGACTAACATCTGCTATACCGCTGCATACCTTTGCAATTTGTGACTGCCATTTTTCTACAGCTAGTGCTTCTTTTTGCCCGCTTCTTTTCACAACAGTGATGGGTTTGGATGATGTTAACATTTAATATTCCTTGCTTCTTCTTTTACTACAGATTGCTATTTAATCGAGCAAACTACTTATTTTATTATAGTTTAATGTGAGTTAGATCTTCTTTTCGTGTTACTGCAAGAAGCTCATAGTCCATGGAATCAACAGACTCAACATGTCCCATAATGTAATTCAAAACCATTGTTTTATCAATAACTACCACAAGATGCACATCTTGTTCAGACTTGTTATTGATCAGCCATAGTTCACAATCAACGTCTGGAAAAATATTCCAGAATGTATATGCCTGTCCTAGTGCGATTGCACTCCTACAGAAATATCCTTTATTGATCATGTCCCATGGACTGGGCCAAGAGTCAGGCCTATAAGGGTCTATAGTTTTACGGACCCAGGGTGCGTATGTCCACCAATTGTTAATCATTGATATGGCGAGCTGAGCGCCAGCTTCGGCAGATTTTTTCCTAAGTTCACGCCAGCTAAGAATTTTTTCGCTGGTGGTGCCATACCAATGTGTTAGATCGTGTTCCAAAGTTGTATATTAAAAAAGAAATTTGCTTGATTAGTTGTGGAGTTAGTATATGTGATGTGTAGTCTGTTGTCAGCTATTCTGCTGCCGAAAACAACACCAGTATATCCTATTACGCCACCCAAATCAGTGATACTTACGTCAGTACCGTTTGTTATAATTTTTAGTGTACCAACTGCCATGCTACCGTCTGTTGATTTCAGACTGTAGTCAATATTTGCAGTGTTATAGTTTGCAAGACTCCAGTTGATTCCAGTGTCTGCATCTGCAATATTATTTTGCAAAACTCTATATTCTCTAGTCGCCCTTTGGTTAACGATAGAGATCTCCGTGTTGTGACTTACTTTTACTTCAGTACCAGCCACTGGAGGTTCAGCAAAAACAATATCTGTATCAACAGTTTGATAGTCTACTCCTACTATCTGCTCAACACCGTCAACCAACACTGTCATTTGACCAGGAATAAGTGCACGGTCACTAATGTTAAAGCGAGTACTTACTCCGTCTGCTGTGAAGATACTAGGTGCATTGCCAATAAAGAGTCTGTGAAAGTCAAGAGCGTATCCGAACTCACCCTCATCTAGTACGGGTAGGTCGTCTAACTCGCCCCTTCTTACCTGAATTTTTGCTGTGATTGTTTCTGCCATAGTAAACTATTTATCTATAGTACTGGTCGACTCTCTTTGCCCACAAGTCTGCATAGTGGTCAAATTCGTCACCTTCTATGACAAAACTCTGCAATTTAGCATCCCTATCAATGATGTTAATCACGCTCTTACGAATGCTGGTGCCATGCACTTCATTGTGTGCTAGCGCATAGGCGCAGGTCTGTAGGAAGTAGTCCTGAATCCATTCCTTCTTTTTGGGCTTCTTGCTGGTCTTGTGATCAATGATTGCTGGCACGCCTTGATGCACACCAACCATGTCCGTTGTACCTGCATACAACCCAGGGTAGTACAGACTGGCTTCAATGCCCCAAACTTCATCAATTAAAGGGAATGCCTCGTTGATCATGGTGTCTGCCATTGATCTAGCCATCTCTTGCACAAGGTTATTGCCCTTGGGACGTTCCTTACCTATCACATAATTTTCTAGGTGTAGGTGCATCAGCGTACCAAGTCCGCTGGACTCTTTGCTTATTTGATTGGCTTGTTCTTCACCGACTCGTTTGCGCCATTCGATAAGGAATGTCTTGTCGGCGGTTTTGTCTAAAATGGTTGTTACGCTCGGAACGTTACCACCGGGAGTTTCGTATAAACGATTACCGTTTGTTTCGACTCGTTTTAGTTTTTTGTACTCGTAGATTGGGTTGAAATGCATACTGTAATAATACACTGTTCCTGTCAAGAAATCAAGCGTTTTATCACCAGTAGACTAACCATCTGAAAGTGTCACCAGTTGTGGGATTGACACGCCTGTCAATTTGATAACCAAGATTTATGAAATACTCGATTACGGTTGACATCTGCTGCTCTTTGGCTCTGTTAGGGAAAGAACCTTGCCATGCTTTGAAATATTCTCTGGCTGTAGAAATGCCATCTGCTGTGCTGGTCATTGTGGTACCAGATACTACAACCTCCAGTTCACCTGCATTGGCTGCATTAATAATGGCATCTTCTATGTCTCGTATCTCATTAAAGATAACGATATCATTTCTAGACTTTGCCCTTGCCTGGGCTGCTGTTAACATTATGCCTGCCATATTATTTTAAATCATCCAATGCCTGCTTTAATGCCGTGCTCTTCATCTTTTCAGCATCCATGTCTTGTTTGGTCTTCATGTTTTTCTTGACGCCCATGTTCAACTGGATCTGATCTAGTGTAGCACCTGCAACTATCTCTTTTAGTTCACCTGTGTGTCTGCTAAGAATGTCGACCATCATCTGAGGAGTCAATGATTCGTCGCCAATGTCGTTGAGCAGTTGGTGCATATCCACTGTTTCTGCACCTTCTGCTTTTGCTCGTAACAAGATACTGGTAACAATGTCCAGTATCTGTCTGTCAGAATCAACGATTTCGCAAATTAGCATTACTTTAGCTCACGACCTGTTGGTAGTTCTTCTTCACCGCTAGATGCATCAGCAAGACCGAACTCGTCCTCTGAGCCAGGAGCAGGCTCGCCCATACCAGGCTCAATCTCACCACCTAGTTCGCC